ATATAAAGTACCAGATGCAATATAATCAAAACTACCCGACTCCTTTTTAATGCCGTAGTCCATATCTACTGAAATACCGAACCGGATCTTCCTATCTGATTCATACGGAGCACGAATCGTTAAGAAATACTGAGAGATGTACTTATAAAATAGTTCTCGGCTAAGTTCATCAGTATCAGCAACATTGGTCGATAATATTCTCAAAGTATAATTGATTTGGATCGGTAATGCTCTTTCATAGTAGATGTTATTCTTTTCCTTATCGAATACACATGGCACACCAAACTGATAGCGAGTAAAGTTCATTAAATCTTTAACTATCGGAGTATCTTCGTCCCGGTGTAATAAGATTAAAGGGTAGGTGATAGTATCATCTTGGATCTGAGCCAGTATTCCAGCATAATTCTCGGCATCAGTTAAAACGACATTTTTATTAGCCTCGTCTGTCAGCGAGGACTTCAAATCATCTACAAGTGCTTGATCGTATAAATAAAGCATGATTACTTATCCCCCGGATGACTGTCATCAATAGGCATACCACGATAATCGGTACTCTCCTTAATAAAGTGGCTGGACTTGTTGAAAGTCTGTTTAATCTCTTTTCTGGTCCTGCCGGTAATAGGTTGGTCATTTGCAATAGGCACAACCTGACAGATAAGATGATCTGCGGCTACCATGTCATAAGTAATCTCGGTAACTCTAAACTTCCTCTCGGTCAATTCAGAATATAAACCCGACATACTAAAAATACTATCCTTTTGAACCTTAGGTAAGTTCCAACTACAATGTAAAAGGAACGGCAGATCCTTATCGTTATCTACTACCCAACCATACCTTTTGAAAGTCTTAACCTTAGGGTTTCCGTCAAAAAAGATATAAGTTTCCATAGGCTCGGAATAACTATCAATTTCCGGTTCTCCTTGCTCATTAGGTTTGGCGAGGTTCGGAAACTGATACTTACAAGGTATGCCCTGCATAGATAATGCCTCATCATACCTTTTTCTCATCAGTAATATGTCAGAACCTATTAAGTGATTACTCATTATTTACCCCTGCTCAAACTAATTTCAATGTAATACCTAAATCGAATAACCGAGAGCCGTATTCAGTATTAAGATACTCTCGCATTTCTTTGGGAATACTATGAAGAGGGTGTTTCTTTACTTTACCATTACCCGTAGTGTAATAATACTCCCATACAGTAACAGTGCCATGGATATCAATCCGATAATTATAAACATACCCTCGCTTGGTAGTGTAACGACCATCAAGCGGTAACTGTATCTCACTATGAGTATCTGTTCTAATATATCGTTTCATAAGTATTATTCTCCCTCTGCATATCCGTTATCTCGAATAATGTCATCAATATCCGCAACATAAGTTAGCCAAGTCCAATCGAAACCCTTAGTCTGTTCGAGATCCGTGAGGTTGACTGCTCCGCTATCCTGAAATGCCTTGTTGAACTCTTTCATGTCGCATGTATAGTCCATGTCGATCCAGTCCGGGCATTTTGCTACATTAAACGCAACGATATATTCAGAATACTTTCTCTGTAATGTATATGCGGTTGAAGTTGTACCGTCTTGATATACAATAAGCCGCCTCAACTTATCAAAGCCCAAACCATTTAAGGAGATCAGATACGAAATCTGATCCTCGCTTAAATGCTGGTTGACATGGAAAGTAACATAAAATCCGAAAGTTTCCAGAATAGCCAGTATTTCATCAACACTAAATTCCCGAATTATTTGGGAATTTTCGTCATGATGAAGTAATGTACCGTCTGCATTTACTAAACAAGCGAACAGAGTACCATACTGATTATGCCTTACTGCAATATTGATACCCATAAGCCTATGGCTACCGTCATCAATAATTCTATTAACAACAATGTATAAATCTTTTGATGTATTAGATTTACACTCCGGTAACTGAAACCAACTTGATATGTTATATCTTAATGGATTTGACATAATACTTTCCTTTATACCGCTACGGTATCTGGTTCTATATCGTGATGTTCTCTAACATAATTCCTTAACTCCAACTGGAAAGCAACAAGGTTGTCGGTAGATGTTTCAGGGTATTCGCTGAAATACTTGGCTACCAGATCCAGTTTGAGTTTGAAATACAGTATCTTATTTTCTTCGTCAGTAATCTCCGGGTGCTTTTCACGGAAGATAAAATATCTTGTGATTACACTTGAAAATGCTTTTCTGACCATAGGACTATCACCGTCCTTGGATAAATCAGCCTTTTCGAGTGTTTTGAAATTACTGGTGTTGTACTTTTTCAGATCTCCAAAAAATACATTTATCAGTTCATTAGTTGTCATAACGGTTTTATGCTAACCTACCTTTCTTATAATGCTCCAAAGCCACCGCCCATAGGGTTAGAGCCACTATCCTCAGTTGGAATTTCAACATCCCAACTATTAACAGAGGCACCGGTCTGAGGAAATGCTTGTGTGAGTATTTCAGTAACACCCTTTTTGTAATCATCAGGTGTTTGTATGCCAAGAGTTTTCATCAGGTTAATAAGGTTCTGAGCCTGACTGAGTGAAGAATCTCTCTTATCGAACATGATCTGATCCATGTTGGTTACAATGGGGTTCATGTTCAATACGAACTTATCTACAAAGCCGCCCATGTTACGGGATAAGAAATACTTGTTAAGGGCATCTCTCCAACCGTTCTTATAGGCATTTTCTACTCTGGATAATCTGTTAGCATAAAGTGCGGATCTCTGCGACATTACGGCACCGGCACCGCCAAGCCCCTCGGCTGACGAGAAGTTCATAGCCTCTTTTGGTACTCCAAGGACGGATAACTTCTTATTCTGATAGTAATCAAGCAACTTGTTATCACTATCGGTAGTTTCTGCCATGTTCATATCGGTAATAGAGATAGCATCTTGACCGCCAACTCTTGCCAGATAGATAAGATTATTAGGACTTTGAGGGTTTACGAAACTCTGAGCATCACCCGTAGATGTGTTAAGAGCCAACTGTTGCTCAATTTTATCCTTAATCTTTTGGAGATGAACACCGATTTCTTCTTCATCTCCCAGATCCCCACACTCAACATTTACGAACTTAACTGCTCTTGTGAGTGAAGATAAAAGCAAAGCATCTTCTAAAAGGTTCAAAGTCTGTGTAGGCTGGACTGCATTTGTCATTAACGGCTCAGCAAATTGAATATCATAATCAATATTATCACCCTTACTGTCTTGGGCTGAGATATGATACTTGCCGAGCAGACCACCTAACGAGAAATGAATAATAGAAGATTCAGGGTATGAAATAGCCTCGTTACTGCTAAACATACTACCGTCAGCATCAGAGGGTTGATAAACATAACCCTGCGGCTGACCTCTATACCAGAGATGAATAATATCTTCCGGTGGGATCATATATGACGGAATAATGTCATAATCATTATTGATAAGAGTGTTGTCATCAAGTGATACTAACTCTCGTCTTTGATTTACACCGGCACCACGATACATCTCAGTAGTAGGCATATAGAACTGACCGATAGTGATAAGTTCAATAATGTGGTCGCCTACATAGTTATTGATGTTCCACCTCTTGAAACACTCATTGACAATATCTGCTACTTGTTGATACTTAGGTTCAACCGCAGTAGCCCAGATAATATCACCAGCCGTGTTAGGTGTCGTAGCATCAGTAGCATAATAAGACAAAGCCGTACTGACTTGGGAATCTCTCGCTAATGCTCGCATTACCAAGATCTGTGTACGAATATCCTCAATATCCGAATTAGTTCTTAAATCGGATATTCTATATATGGAACCGCCAACTGCAACGGTACTTCTCAAACGAGAAATCTTAGGCGGTTTTGGGTTAAATAATCTACTAAGCCAGTTTGCCATGGAAAAATCCTCCACTCATATAAAAGGTTTACAGTAGATATTTTTCGAGATCAGCATCAATTTCGTACTTATTAAAGAACTCGGTTTCGCTGAATATCGGCAGATGTAACTCACGGGCGGCAAGAATAGCCTGACCTTCGATACCATCCTTAATATCACCGACCAGAACGCATTGAATATATTCGTCAAAATCAGTAACAACAGTAGCCGAATAACTTTCGAGAATTGCCCGGATCTCCGCATGAGAACCATGCTTAAATGTACCGGTGATATAGATAGTCTTGTTACGGAAAATAGGTGCTCCGTCAAAACTCATAATCTTATCCCTAACAAGGATCTCGATCTGCTCAGAATTGATAATAGTATCAAGTTCCAAGATATTATGCGGCTCAGATAGCCAGTTAGCCAACCTACGAGATACATTCATATCCAGTTCAGTATAGATCCTAATCGGTCCGTCAAAGTAATACTTAACTGTCTTGTAATTATTATTACAACGGTTGCAGAACTTAATGAGCCATTGTTTATCTATACCTACTTCCATAGGCAGGCAGGCATAAATAATCTCCCAGAGGTTCTTCTTGATCGTAATGTCCTTGTACTCCGGAAGAAGTAACAAATCAGGGAACATTTGAAGTTCCGAATCTTCGATATACTTATCAAACTTTTCCTTAGACAGAACTTCCAGATCCAGTACCTTGCAAAATCTTTCAATTCTGGGATAAAGCAGAGATGTGCAGTAGGGGTTAGAACATGTCATCAAACCCATATCGGGTACATCAAGGATCTTGCCGCAGGACTTGCAGACAATTCTCTTGGGTAATCTGTCAGAGTGGTTAGATGACTTGGTGTTACTCCAAATAACGGTTTCCCCGTCCAGAACGAGTTGACTATCCTTCTGCACATTGTAAAAAGCGGCATCAGGGTAATTCATGTAAAGAGGTTCTTCAACACCCTCGAAGTAAACCTTGTACTTAATATAACCGGAGTGATTTACATACTTAACGGTATTCTTAACCGTAGCCGTATGCAGACTAAGTTGATAGTAATACGGCTTTATGCCACCTTCATAAACAATGTAACCGGAGATAAGAGGGTACTTAAACGGATAATGTGTATTGCTGGAAATATAATCTTTAAGCGACTTATCCGTAGCATCAGTAGGGATCAGCCATGACGGGAGTATGTCAAAACCAGCCATTCTGCCCCAAGTATTTAACGAAGTGGGGTTACTGATAGAGGCGGCTCCGCTATCAACATTACCGATATAGAACTTATACTTGATGTTACCGTTGATAATATCCTTGATTATTCTGTCAAATTCACACTCCGGTACTTCACCCATAGGTGTCTTAAATACATCAGAATAGAACACACCCCAAACAGATGTGGTTCCACCCTTGACCTGAATTGAACCCGGAACTAAACCATGATCCAGTACGGCTTTCATAAAATCTTCCGAAATTTCCTCGGTAGATAAATCACCGTTAGGGGTAAACCCCTTAGAGATCCTATTGAGGTTTCCATGAGCATCATATCGGAGAGTTACAAGAAGTCCCGTAGGAACAATGTAAATCAGCGAGCCTGATCTGCAAAAGGTTTTTGTTATCAGCATAAATGCCTCCTTATAAAAATATGTATTAAAGTTAAGCCAGCGGCTTAATACTTCCTATATTGTTGCCCGAACCCCGGAATATACTGTGGTTTACCCGTACCACCTCTGGTGTAATTCCTTGGTCCATTTACATTTGCTATCGCATTTAATACGGGCTTTGTATGTGGTTTTGCTACCTCAGCATGTGCAATAGCCGTGGTTACACAACCGCACAAAGCATCCGCACAGTCTTTACCTATACCCTTGGAGTTATAACCGTTAGCCAAACAAGGTATATTTGTAATCGAATTACTCTGCGGTGGGTGGTTAATTACTCCGTTTACCCTCTGCAAGTTAATCATTTCGATTTCTTGCAGATCATGCTTAACCAACTCTAACCTCTGGTCTTGTAGTAAGTTCCTAAGACCGATATACGGATCTTCCGTCTTATCTACTGATACCTTTTCACAAGTAAAACCCTGCTGGGTTAAGTTCTCCCTAACATAAGATGACTGATACTGGTCCGTTGAAACGATACCGATATTAAAACCGTTCTTCTTTAACCATACAATAAAATTGATTACTTTCTGGAAAGACATTCTATCGCCCCTCGGAGCACCAATAGCCACTTGGAATATCTGCTTAAAAAACGGCATAGTAATCTTTTTCTGGGTTAATGGATCTAAGATATTCTTATCACCGTCCCGAACTACACCGGCAATACCGATATGGTCAGAGGTTTCAGCAAAGTCGATATGAATATTCATAGGCAGTCGTTTAAGTTCCGGTGCTACAACCTCTGGGTGGAAATTGCGTTCAAGACTGTCATTATCCTGAACACCGATTTCGTAATAGTCCATAAAGAACGGGTTCTTCCTATCTTCTGATATATTAGGTGTAATCATCTCCTGAGTGATAAAACCCATGGAACCGATTACGGAAATGCCTGCAATATCTCTCAAAGCAATATCATAATCTGCTCGGAAGTTAGGCTTGTAATCTGCCGGAACTTCCAAAACCTGATAACCCTCAGCCTCATACTCTGCCAGATGTGCTGGATCATCATTTTCGTCCGGGATAACAAAACCTCTCTTGTATCTATCACCAACCGTAATATGAAACTTCTCCGTACCGAAACGATAGGCAGGCAAAACTTCCCATTGTGGTTTATCAAACAAATACATGTGAGTATTACCAGCATCTAACTGCTTTTCGATATGCTCAGACAGATAATCGTTATCTGTATTCTTGGACGAACATGTAAACATCTTGCCGTAGATTTTACCGCCCAACTTAAATGTACCCGTGATACGGGCATTAGCCGTATCGTACATGTGCTTCATGTGGGTTTTAGATTTAGATATATCCTTAATACCAGCCCTTGCAAAGTTTACCTCGTCCATAATACAGTTATGTGAAACTACATCACTGTTATTGGTATGAATTATAAAATTATGTAAATCCCCAGCATTAACTACATCATACACGGGGATAGGATTATCATAATGAATATATTC